TGCAGAGAAGTCGCGTGCCCCACCCAGAGCGTAGCGAGGGGCACGCCTGAACAAGTTGCTTGACATGTTCATTTACGGCAGCCATATGGTAGGCTCTTGCGGCAATACCGACGAAGACACAAAGTACAATGTCCCCCTGTAACAAACAAGGCAGACTGTGGTCCGTCTGGGGATTTGTTAGACGGTACAGGAACCCAGGGTTATTAAACTACAAGTCAAAGTACAGTATGTATCACCCACATTATTTTTTTGTTACAGGTACATTTGCCTATTGGTTTATAACAGTTTGGTAACGATTTGGCTGCTTTTATAACAATTTGGTGTAAAGTTGTCCGCTTTTGTATTTTGGACGGATTAGTATATAGTGAGGGGCATATTTTAATGCCCCTCCAGTATACTGTTTAAAACCCCTTTAGGGGGTTTTATTGTAACTGTTTAACTGTTACAGATACCCAGTATTAGGTTGTTACGTTGGGGGATGTTTAAGGGGTTTCTTGATGGCTAAGTTTCAGGCTAAGTCTGCTAATGTGAAGGCTATTGAGACTGCTGATGCTAAGCGTTTGGTGCTGGAATATGTGGGTTCTGGTATTGGGGTTAATCAGGCTATGTCGATGGTTAATCGGCAGGCTGGTACTTTGAGGCAGTGGTTGAATCGTGACCCTGTGTTTGCTCGTAATCTTGAGGATGCTAGGCAGCAGGGTGCTAGTAGGGAACTTGATGGGGATAAGTATGATATTGAGTTTGCTGAGTTTTCTAAAAAATTTTTGAACAGTTCTATATTCCCCCATCAACAGAATTGGATTGATGTGTTGGAGGGACGCGACCCTTCTTGGTTGCATCCGAGCATGGTGTATGAGCCTGCTGACCCTACTAGGTTGTTGATTAATGTGCCACCTGAGCATGCTAAGTCAACCACTATTACTGTGAATTATTCTACTTTTAAAGTTTGTATGGAACCTGACAATACTAGGATTATTGTTATTTCTAAAACCCTGACTAAGGCTCAGGAGTTTGTGTATTCTATTAAGCAACGTTTAACTCATCCTATGTGGGCTAAGTTGCAGGCTACTTATGCTCCTCCTGGTGGGTGGCGTGAGGATGCTGATTCTTGGAAAGCCAACGCTATTACCTTGTCTCGTACTTCTACTGAGAAGGACCCTACGATTCAGGCTTTGGGTATTGGTGGTCAAGTGTATGGTGCTCGTGCTAACTTGATTATTTTGGATGATTGTGTGACTGGTGCTAATGCCCATGAGTGGGAGAAGCAACTGGAATGGATTCAGAAGGAAGTTGTTACTCGTCTTGATGACGAAGGTATTTTGTTAATTGTAGGTACTAGGTTTGCTGCCACAGATTTGTATAGGGAGATTCGTAACCCTAAACATTGGTCTAATGGTAAGTCACCTTTCACTTATTTTTCAATGCCAGCAGTTTTAGAAACCGCGGAGAACCCAAAGGATTGGGTTACTTTGTGGGCTAAGACTGACCAGAAGTCAGGTACTAAAAAGGAACCTGATGCTGATGGTTTGTATTCTAAGTGGGACGGTCCTGCCCTGTATCGTCGTCGTGGTGAAGTAACTCCGACTACATGGGCTTTGGTTTACCAGCAACAAGATGTTCAGGAAGATTCTATTTTTCGTCCTGTTCTTGTTCAAGGTTCTGTTAATGGTGCACGTAAGGCTGGTCCTTTAAGGTTTGGTGCTGTTGGGCATCCACCTAAATCTGATTTTTATACCATCATGGGTATTGACCCAGCAATGTCTGGTAAGACTGCTGCTGTGATGATGGCTTTTGATAGAAGAACACAAGTGCGTCACATACTTGATGTTTACAATATGGAAGACCCTAATCCTCAAAAGATTCGTGCTTTGATGGAAGATTGGGTTAACAAGTATTCTCCTAACGAGTTACGTGTTGAAATTAACGCACATCAGAAAGCGTATGCTTTGGATGAAGAGTTAAACCAGTGGCTTGCTTCTAGAGGTATCCAGTTCCGTTCTCATTTCACTGGTAAAAATAAATGGGATATTGATTTCGGTGTGGCTTCTATGGCTGCACTTTTTGGCACTGAACGTGATGGCAAGTATCAGGATGATGCTTTAATTGAACTTCCTTCTTCTGAAGGAAATGAGCATGTTAAGTCTTTAATTAATCAACTTATTACATGGGCACCTGGTGTTAAGAAAACACAGGCTACTGATTGTGTGATGGCTTTATGGTTTTGTGAGATTAGAGTTAAAGAATTAATTCAGCAAATGGGGTTTGCACAATCTCATAACTACAATAAATATGCAACTAGGGCTGGTATCCGCCAGCGTGGTGTTGTTAACTTAGATGAACTAGCAGCAGCAACATACGCTGACTTATACCAATAGGAGTTTGAATGGCACTTGAAGTGCGACAAATCGCTGATAAGGTTGAGGCTTTAAAACGTCGCAACGCTGACCGTGACACACGTATGGCAAATGTTTTGTCTGTAAGACGTGGACAAATATCTAACGTGTACCCTGACTTTTTCCCTGAAGGCATGACCCAACCAATGATTGCTAACTTCATTGATGTTGCTGCACGTGATTTGGCAGAAGTGCTTGCACCTCTACCAAGTTTTAATTGCACAACCTTCAATGTAACTTCTGACCGTGCTAAAGCACAGGCAGAGAAGCGAAGCATGATTGTGAACTACTATGCTCACTCTTCACGCTTACAAACGCAAATGTATACTGGGGCTGATTGGTACCTCACATATGGTTTTTTACCAATAGTTGTTGAAATAGATGTTGAAAGTAATCAGCCTCGTATACGTTTAGATAATCCTCTTGGTGCATACCCAGAGTTTGACCGCTTCAATCGTTTAGTTTCTTACACTCGTAGATATTATAAAACTCTTGCAGAGTTAATTGTAGAATTTCCAGAATACGAATCACAACTTGTTGGACCTAACGGTAGAGACAATGTTGATTTGTATGCCATGGTTGAAATGGTTAAGTATGAGGATGCTGAACAAATCCTTTTGTTTGTTCCACAAAAAAGTAATCTTGTTTTAAAACGTACACCTAATCCAATTGGTGAGATGATGGTACGTGTTGCACGTCGCCCAAGCATTGATGATGACATGCGTGGACAATTTGATGACGTGGTGTGGGTACAACTCGCACGTGCACGTTTCTCCTTGCTTGCACTTGAAGCAGCAGAGAAATCCGTTCAGGCTCCGTTGGCATTGCCTAATGATGTTCAAGAATTAGCATTCGGACCAGATGCTGTGTTGAGAAGTCAAAACCCTCAGCAAATCCGAAGAGTCGGTTTAGAGTTACCGAATGCAGCATTTACTGAACAAGCAGTGTTGCAACAGGAAATGCGTCTGGGTGCCCGATATCCAGAAGGTAGAACTGGCAACATTGATGCCAGCATTATTACTGGTCAAGGTGTCCAGGCGTTATTAGGTGCTTTTGATTCACAAATCAAAGCAGGACAACAAGTAATAGCACAAACCTTTGAAGATGTTTTAAGTCTATGCATGCGTATAGATGAAAAAATATTCCCAATGGATAAAACAGTTCGTGGTGTAAATGACGGTGCACCATACGAACTTAAATACAATCCTTCAAAAGATATTAAAGGTGACTACACTGTTGAAGTCCGTTACGGACTAATGGCAGGTCTTGACCCATCACGTGCCCTTATCTTCTCACTACAAGCAATGGGTGGGGATTTAGTATCACGCGAATTTGTTATGAGTGAACTACCTTGGGCATTGAATGTTTCTAAAGAACAAGAACGCATTGATGTTCAACGTATGAGAGATAACTTAAACAAAGCAATCGAATCAAGTGCAGCAGCATTACCTGAAATGATTGCAACTGGACAAAGTCCTGCAAAACTTATTTTACAATTATCTGAAATAATAACTGCAAGACAAAATGGAACTTCAATTGAAGAGGCAGCAAAGAAAGTATTTGCTGAACCTGAACCTACTCCAGTTGAGGGGTTACCACAGCAGGTTGTAGCACAACCGTCCCCTACGAGTGCTCCCGCTCCCTCAACTGGAGCCACTCCACCACAAGCACCAAACATAGCACAAATACTAGGACAGATAGCGGGATAAAATGACAAAACGTACACAACCTGATTACGTAAAAAAGTTTCAGGATGCGTTAAACGATTTTGTTCAAGACTTGCATCCGATGGGTGGAATGCTAACAGGTGCAATAACCATTGTTGAAATGATTGATTCCAATGGTAAATACTTTTTACACGTACTAGATGACAACAAATCTCCTAACTGGAAACTGCAAGGAATGATTACAGAAGCAGGACGTTTGTTGGATGAAAAATTTAACACATTTGATGAAGATGAGGATTAATGGCTGAGCAAGTATCAGGACCAAGTAAGTTCGCTAAACGAACTGACATGAACACTTCCAAACAACCAGTACGTTATATGTCTGGTGGTTCTTACGGTGAAGGTCAAGCATTGTTGCAACAACAACAAGGTGCAGATATGGCTGGTAAACCAACTGCTGCAAGAATACCAACTGCTGCTGATGTTCAAAAAGCAATGATGGGTAAACTTACTCCTTTAACAGCGATGACTGAACGACCATCAGAACCAACAACACAAGGTTCAAGAGTTGGTCTTGGTACAGATTTTAGTTCATTAGATTTACCTATGCCACAAAATCCAACAATTGAACAAGTACTAGCAGAGGTTATGCAGTTTGACCCTTCAGGTGAAACAGCAGCAGCATACAACACAATTATTGGAGCATAATGGACCAGATTGTATGGAAGACTGCACCTAATCTGGCAACTGCTGCCTATAAAGCAAATTTAAGTAAATCTTCTAAAAACAGTATTGAGTCATATACTTATTTGTTTGACAAGCATCGTGAACTGTTAAACATGGATGATAAAGATAATGCCAAGTTAAATTATGATGCTTTAGACCCAGAGATTCAAAAAGCGTTAGAAAGTTTATTTGGTAAATCAGATTACAATAATCAACCAAGTAACTGGAGTTTAGCAAGTGCTGCTTTTAATTTTATAAAATCACCTTTTGTTGGTGCTTTCAACGTAGCCAAAACATACGGTGATGTTATTAACACGCCAGGACGTACTGCACAATTAGCAGCACAAGGTCCTGACTTGAGTAATAAGATTTGGCAAGACGGTTGGGATGGTGCCAACATGTTTGACCAAAAACAAATTGAAACATTAGACGCAACTTATGGTGCAACAGTTGGTACTGTTGCTAGAGGACTAGCCCAAGGTAAAACACCTGGCGAAATAATTGCTAACCAAGGTTTAGACAGTGAAGAATTAAGAAGTATTGTTGATTTAGTTTTCAATCAACCAGATACTTTCAGACCAATACTTGACCAATATAAAAGAGCACAACTAAGCCCAGGTCGTACCACAGCAAGAAACGTTTTAGGTAACAGACAAACAGATAATCCTTTTTACAAACTTGCATTTAACACACTATCTGGTGTATTAGATTTACAGTACCAAATAATGATTGACCCTTTAACATATGTTACTTTTGGTTTAGGACCAGTTGCACGTTTAGGTTTAACAAGAGCATCTAAATTAGCAAACTTAGCCAAACTTGGTGCTGATGGTATTGATATTGCTTTTGAAAAATTTCCTGAAGTAGTCCAAGCATGGGACAACCTTGGACCTAAAGTTCAAAGATACGCTGAAGCAAAAGGTAACCCTGTTGCCCAAAAGAATATTAAAGATGAGATTTTAAAAATAACTCAAGGTACACAATTTGATACCGATGAAGCATTATCTTTACTAGCAGCCAACAAAGTATTTGATGCTAAATCAGCAAGAGAATATTTTAGTAAAATGGATGACTTTGCTTTATTCTTTGGTGGAAGAACACACTCAACTCAAAGATTCGTAGGCAACCACGTTTTACATGCAAGTAAAACACGTGCAGTTAAAAAAGAAATAACAGAAAAAGTATCAAACTTTTGGCAAGCAGCAACTAAAAGTGTATTAACTCCATCGGAACAAAAACTTTTTACTGAAGATTTCCTTAAGACTACCCTTCTAATGGGTGAAGAAACAGCACTTGGTTCAACAAAGAACTTAGAAACATTCGCTAACGCACCATCTGTACGTATTGCCAGAGAAAGCCTTAAAGGTGTTAATGGTTTATTAAACAAACTACGTATTCATCCTGGTAACAGAACAATAAATATTGTTAATAACGTAGTTGAAGAAACAGAAACTGGTGCAAAAGCGTTAACCAGTGGTGTTGACAACACACTTGATGTTGTTGAAAGCACTGCAGGGTTAGTAATGAGTAAACCTTTAGCACAATTGTATACTCAAATGTTCAGAAACCTTGAAACACCTGGAGATAGAGTTCTAGCATTACGTGGACTTTACTCATTTATCATGCATCGCATGGGTGTAAGTGCTATGCCTGGTGGCGAAGAGTTCATGAAAAGGATTCTTAACGAACAATTCGGTAACGCACCTGGTTTCTTATCACAAGTTGAAAGTTTTATTGGTAAAGAGTTTGTTGATGCAGGTGTTGTTAGTGCTAAACAAAGAGTATTATCTGGTGGACCAGAAGCATTAGACGAAAATCTACCTGTTCGTCAAATAACTTCAGGTGCAATACACGCTTATAACGAAACACCATATATTGGTCAACTACCTTGGCAAGAAATTGCACAATTTACTTCAGATGCTTTGTTTAAAGTTCATGGTGGTAGCAAATATGAAATGCTTAAACGTGTTGGTGCAATAACTAACAGTAAAACAATCCAAGGATTAAACGATAACTGGACATTCTTTACTTTAGCCCCAAAACTTGGTATCAAATCAGCCATTGATGAACAAATGTTCTTCATGCTTTATGCACCAAAGGAAGCATTATATAATTATTTAACAGGTGTTGGTCGTTTTGGTGCAACAGCAGCAGGTGTGATGCTTGGTGGACCAGTAAAATCTATAGCCTGGTTAAGAAACAAACTTAGAAACTATTCTGGTGCAATAACTGATGAGGTTAGAGCAGAAATAGTTGCACGTGATTTATCTCAAGTAGAAAAAATAGGGTTCTTGGCTGACGAATCTATTCGTGCAGTTGATGAGAAAACTAAAATTAAGATAGTAACAGCACAGCAAAGAGAAGATATGCACGATTTGCTGGTAAATAACCCTCATGCTCTTGAATCAGTTACTTCAACTGTTGCTGTTAACTCTGGTCTTGGTGGCAGATTTGAAATGCCACGTATTGAAATTGCACCATTAGATACTTTAAGTAAGCAAGTTGAAGAACTTGGTGGAACAATTAGCAGCATATTTAAACCTGTTGCTGAGAATGCTGACCGACGTCAACGTGCAATTAGTCAATGGTGGGAAACCAAAAAACGTTTTGGCATGAACGATTTCAGACTTGGTAATCCAAAGTCACAAGGATTTAAGGTCTATTGGAGACCAGCCGAAACATTCTTTAAACATAATGGTTTACAAACACCTAAAGATATTCAAGATGCTGTAGATAGTTCAATGTTAAACATTGGATTTTGGAAAGACTCTGCAGATAACTGGATTATAAGTAACCCTAAAACTGTTGGAGCCTTTATTAATGGCTCTGCTGATTCAGTTGTTAAACGTAAACAAGGTTTTACTGATGCTGAAATTGCACAAGAACGAGTAGTTAATGTTCTTGCTGATTTAAAGAACGAGTTCAATGGTGGTTATGAGAAAGCCTTTAATCAAAGACTTTGGGATTTAATTAATTCAAAAATTGC